CACTGACTGCAATAGTCTTAAATGAATCTGATCGGTCTGCGGAATGAAAGTGTAGAGTCGTATTACCACCATTTGTTAAATCAGTATTCTGACCTACTGTTAAATGAGAATAGTCCCCGACTGCCCCACCTTGAATATTCTGTAGATCATTATGATTTCTAGTTGCTATATCTGTAAGATTTGAACCAGTAAAATCAATCAACAACCATGAAATACCACTAACTGATAAAATGGCATTAATCTTTCTAAGCCACTCTTGAAATGTATAAGGAAAATTTCTTATATCTCCAAGTGGAAGTGGTGGTAAACTAGTAGTTGCCATTATTTTTTATTGAGCCATTTCTGAATTGTATCTGACTCATAGATCCTGATTAAGGACCATATAATTGTTAAAAGAGATGCAATTGCTGGAAGAATTCCTATAATAGTTCCAATAACAGTTCCTATAGAAATAGCATCCCCCATATCCTTTAAATGTTCTATTGTGTGTTCAGTAACCATAATTAAAATTCTCTTTTAACAAGGGAGAAATGGAGAAAGAGTATAGATTTGAGTCGTGCTTGTTACTCTACCAGCAGCAAGAGTAGCAAACTCATTCCATATTGTAGGAGCTACTCCCAAACTATAGAAGACAGATGGGAATGTTCCATCTGTAGACCAATTTATTCCGTCATATGATTTTAATCTTGTTCCTCCAAGAACATCATCATCACAAGCATAAAATCCATAGTCGGGCACACTCACTAAAGCAGTAATATGAAGATAATTAGCAGGATCTGTTACAATTGTCCAATTAATACCATCAGAACTATATCCTCGATATCTGGAAAATGCAGCAAGGCCAATTCCTTGAAAGATTACAAATATAGCAAGTTGGGGATTCCAAGCAATATATTGAAATTTAGGATGTGTCGCTGGATTTCCAAGATAGGCACGGGGAGTCCAATTTATTGCGTCTGGAGACGTTATTAAATTATAAGATCCGGCCCCTCCATTATCATCTCCTCCTGCTACTAATAAACCAAGAGATTCACTATATGCAAGACAAGCATAGTTTCCTTGGGTTACTTGGCCAAAAATATCACTCTGAGTCCAATTAATACCATCCGAAGAAGTGGCGACACAGGGATGTCCAGTGTTTAAGATTCCTATTGCTACAAACTTATTGATGGATCCACCAGCCCATATTAAAGCAGTAATATTAAATATTCCTGTTATTTGACCAGATGCAACAGTCCAATTTATTCCATCAGAAGAATAGGCATTTTCATTTCCATTAAAGGATAGGGCTGCAAATCTACCTTGTGATGGAGACCATGCAATAGCTCTCCAATCAAATGTCTCATTAGCAAGAGCTACTCTAGTCCATGTAATACCATCATCCGAATAAATAAATGACTTATTTGTTCCCGGCCCAACTGCCACCATCCTTCCTAGAGATGGAGAAAAGGCCATCGCGTAAAAGAGAGAATTTGTTGCAGCAGGGCTTCCAAGAGGAGTTGATCTGGCTGTCCATACAGCAGCAGGATTAAGTTCAGCAACACAGTCTGCTAACCAAAGTGCATTGGGATTACCCGGAACAATCATTTTATGCAATAGCCTTAATTAATTTAGCAGTAATAAATGTTGTAGAATTAGTAAAGTAAACTAATACGTCTACTGTTCCTGCTGGAGTAGATAGAATTGGAGCTATACCACCGGCCCATTTCCAATAATTTCCATATGCTAGGGTATGATTTCCACTTCCATCTTGTGTAATTGTAATCATTCCACTTTGACCCGCTGCCATATTTGTAGGATTAGCTAGGGTTCGACTTCCACCAATGGTTAAAGAAAAGTTATTAGCGGTTGCAAAATCAGGAGTAATTGTAGTATTATCTGTAAGAACTCCTAAAGTTCCGCGTTGTGCTTTTCTAAAAGATTGGGTTCGACTTAGAAATGCTAGATCGGTATAAGCCTCCCCATCAATGGTAGCCCCTGCTCCAAAGGTTAGATCCCCATCAATTAAGACATCATTAAAATGGGCGTTCCTAGAAACTGTAACTAAATTCCAAACTGAATTTAAATATACTAAAGTCACGTAATCATTGACTGCAATATCTCCTCCAGTTAAAGCAAAACCCTGATTCTGAATTGATGTTGGTCCTACTGTAGACTGTCCTATAATTGTTAAAGTAGCTGCGGTTGTATTCGCTAGATTTGCTTTAAATGAAATCAATTGTCCGTTTTGCACTTCCGTCAAAGTAGACGAAGGAAGAGTAACAACATAAGCATTAACAGATCCGGTTGATGTTACAAAGGATGGGTTTTTTCCTTGATAGACGGAATCATTAGCATCGTTAATCCATGTATCTCTAACGACTGTTCCGGATTGAAAATTTGTATCTGACATAATTTATTTACTCGATTATAAGACCACTATCAATATTGCCAATAGTCATGCAATTAACTTGCCCATAATTTGCCTGACTCAATTGTGCAATTGGAGAACATCCGAAAGAACCCGCATTATAATTGGTTTCCAAAAATACATCATTACTTTCCGGACGAGTCCAAGGAAGACCTTTTTGATCTGGAATTGGTCTAATTAAATCTTGTGGATGACGTATTTCCCAACATCCCTGCTTTACTGTTGGAGCACAAACCATAAGTCCATCCCAACGCAAAGCCATTTGGGACGCTTTTCTTTTAAATCCACAAACATCACAGATAGCATTCCAATCACCAGAAGTAAACCAATTACGGCGCATATTAGTTTTTTCTTAGGGCAATTATTAAAAAGAAATGTTCCCCAGTTCCAAGACCATTAGTGGATAGTAAAAGATCTCCAGTAGGAGCAGTTGCACTATTTTTAATACCACCAAATTTTGAAAAATCTTGATTTATAGAAACTGTATTATTTCCTTGTTCCCAACAATACATATCTGTAGAACCATCAAAAGATAAACGAATACTTACAGCATCAGTTGAAGCATTTATTGTTTCTAAACTAATTGATGTAGCTGCTCCAGCAAGAGTATCGGCAGACCAATCATAAATTACTGTATTTGTTTCGTCTCCAGACCCATCCCCAATCACGTCTACAGTGAAGATAATTCGTTGAGTTCCATTAAAAGTTTCTTTAATTGTTACAGTATTTGCCATTACTTATTCCTTTATAAAAAAGAAGAAAGGGGCCTTTCGACCCCAATCCATAATTATTAGGCCGCAGGAACGGCAACAGTAATAGCATTAGTGACTTCAGTTTCAGCCTCATCTGAAGACCAATTACCACCCCACTCATCGTTAGTTCCAGCTACGTAATGGTTAGAGGCAGTTGAGTAATCCCCAGAAAGGTAATTCGCCGTAACCATGTTAGACCCCGTTCCACCAGTTAAATTTACACTAGTAGTAGTCCAGAGACCAAAGAGATTATCAGTAATCATAGCATTATAACCACCAAGGGTAACGTGATTCGTATTCGATTGAAACCGATTACCTCTCAATTGTAAACGGAATTGTAATCCAGCAGATTGTTCTCCAAGACCAGTTGCACATCCTTGAAAATCGTTATCAGTAATAAGAACATTATTTACGATTTCCGTAAAGGAAGTTGCTCCAAATTTAATTGCTGTATCTGTGGAAGCAACACCAGCAAATCGGCATCCGACAATAGTGGCATGGGAAGCATCTCGTTCATCATCACCAGCAGCGGCATTACGAACCAAATTAATTGATGGGCAACCAGCACTGCCTGCAAATAGAATATTAGCAAATGTCCAACCTTGTTGGAGAACTTTTACCAAAGGAGTTGAAGCAACTGGAGTAGCGGGAGCAGCCCAAGTAGCAGCAGCCCAGTTCCCACCAGCAGGAGTGGCATCAGCATGGCGCGGTCGATTACCGCAACCAACAACAGTAACATCAAACTTTTGGATTGGAGTTACTAATTGTTCAGTAATTTTGCCAACGAAGTAAACAATATCCCCAGAATTAAGAGCACTAAAAGCTTGTGCCATAGTTGAGAATGCTTGTTTAGGAGAAGTGCCATCTCCATTACCACCATAACCCGGATCAACAAACCAAGCACGTCCCTTGGCTTCGGAAGTTCCAGTTGGAGTAGAGAAGATTTTATTAGTAAGTAGATTAGTGCCTACCGGCATTCCACCAAATTGATACAGACCATCAGAAACAGTTGTCATTTTTTAATTCTCCGTATATGCCTCTAGGAAGGAGTATCCGACAGCACCTTGACCAAAGGCACCACGAGGCTATAAATATAAAGGTCAGTTTAAATAAAAAAGAGAGACTAATCAATCTTGTGAATTAACTAGTCTCTCTAGGACTTTGAATCTACAACTTACAATCAAGTGGTTTGAACATCACGATTTCTAATTAAGGTAGTTCACGGCTACCGCCACTCTCCTGTAATTATTTACTTATTAAACACCTGCCGTGCCAAACAGTTGACGAGGATCCGTCCATCCAAAACTATAACGTGATTCCGTTTTGAACTTAGCATTGCCAGTATCGAAGTCATTGTCCTCGGCAAATGAGTCTCCTTGACGTTCGAAATACTTCATACCATCAGGACTATTTGTGCGAATATACCAAGCTTTCGTCGAGGTCAGATAGTGGTTGACCTTAATACCATCTGGAAATTTGCCCATTGACACTAACGCACTAATGTCATTGTTTGCAGTTCCCACACGATATTGCGATTTCATAATACGCTCAGCTTCAAACTGAAGATCAGCCGGAACAAGCAATGATTTCGGCATTACTTGGATACGGAGACCCGCATCATTTGTATATTTCGAAATATTAATTACTGCTTGTTCAAGAGCGGCTTCGCTAAGGTTAGCAGCAGCCGAAAGAGTATTACTCCAAGTTCCACCAGCGACATTCGGATGTGCCGTGCTAACAAGAGATACACCATCTCCACCTGTATAAGAAGCATTGAATGCCCGATTGTAGACATTAGTGCCAACAACTTCTTTAGTTTGACGAGACGAAAAAGCTAAACCACGAGCACGCCGTTCTGCTACTACATCATACTGGTCATCATCAAACATCTCTTTAGTGATAATAAATCCAAGAGCGTAAACGATATGCGTATAACGAGTAATAAAACCTTGTTGTTCGCTGCCATAGGCAATTCCCTGACCTTCAGGCTTAACTTGGTTAAGATTGAAAGTAGAGACACCGACATCTTCTTCATAGCCTTTTCGACTAGTATATTTATCAAACAAATCAGTCCATTCGACCGGATATTCATCGTATGCTTTACCATACCACGCATTTACGCCGGGCCAAAGGGCTTTACTGAACGAACCAGTATTGATTATACCCATTTTATGTTTCTCCTTTGACTGTTAGATTAGAGACCAACATTCGCTTGAGCCATGTCACTATTTGCAATAGTAACATCCATCTGAGCATAGCTGTTGGTGTCTGCCGCCACAAATCCAAAGTTATTCGGAAGTTGGCTATAGCGATTAATGCGAAGAGGT